CGGGTCTCGCTTCGGCCAGCACGCTGACCGTGGCGGTCGATTGCCTCGGCTACGACTCGCTGTCGGTGGACGTGGGCTACCGCTCGATCGCCAACACGGCGGCTCCGAGCGTGGTCTCGCTGCGTCACTCCGACACGGACGGCAGCTACGGCACGATCGCCAGCCTGATCCAGAACACGGATTACACGCTGGCTGGCGTCGGCAACACGGCGACGGTCAACGTCAGCCGGTTCGAGGTCAGCACGAAGGGTCTCAAGCGTTACGTGCAGGTCTCGGTCACGCCGAGTTCGTCTGCGACGAGCAACGCAAGCAACAACACGGTGGTGGTGGCGGCCCGTCTGGGTCGCGGCGAGTCTGGCGTCGATTCGGCGTCGGACGCGAACGTCACCAACCGCGTGGTCCTTGGTTAAGTAGTTCGACAACTCGAAGGAGGTTGCCGTGGGCGCGGCTGCTTCACCCATCGCCGGCATAAAGCCGGCTGTGCTGAATACTGGCTCGGGGCCGGTTCGCGTTCATTGCGCGTTCTCTGTTCCTAGGCTGGGTTGGCAAGACCACATGTTCTGCTGGCCTAGAGGGCTCATCCCCTACGGAGTCGCACCCGTGCGGCTGGAAGGGGCTTTCTGGGGGCAGTGCCTCGAGCGTGTCCTCACGGACATGGTCGAGAACGACCCCGAGCCTGACGGCCCTCCGCTGTGGATCCTGACACTCGACTACGATTCCATTTTCCAGCCCGATGCACTACCTCGTCTGCTGACCTACGCCTCGGCGTCGGACTACGACGTGGTCGCTGCCGTGCAGATGAAGCGGCGGCACGATGAGCCGCTGTTCACGATGATGAGCGACGACGGCACGCGGGCCGGGAGCATCGGCCGCGACCAGCTGATCTATCACAACATCATGCCGGTGAACACGGCTCACTTCGGGTTCACGCTCCTGCGGGCGTCGGCCTTGAAGAAGATGCCGCACCCGTGGTTCTTCGGCAGACCGAACGCCGATGGCCGGTGGGACGACGGCCGGATCGACGACGACATCCACTTCTGGATCGAGGCTCAGAAGGCCGGGCTGAAGTTGGGCGTCTGCCCGCGGGTCGCCTTGGGGCATGCCGAAGTCTGGTTCAAATGGCCCGACCACAACATGCAGCCGTTGCTCCAGCATCCTGGGGATTTCTGGGATCGAGGCGGGCAACCCCCGGACAAGGTGTGGCAATGAGCAGCACGCAGTACCCGACGGTCTCGGTGCGGATCACTCGACCGGTCCGCACCTACAAGACGGGGCAGGTCGTGGACGTGACTGGCGGCCTGGCGGACATGCTGGTGCGTTCTGGCTACGCCGTGCGTGACGAGCAGCCGCAGATCCGGTTCGCCGTGGCTGACGAGCCGCAGGAGGTCGAGCGAGCCGAGGCACCCTACGCCAAGGCTGGGAGGCGACGCCGTGCGGGCAAGTAGCAACTACCGGTCGCTCATCGTTGCGACGGCCAGCGGGTCGGGCGATCGGCCCGTGTCGGTGGCCGAGGCCAAGGAGCATCTGCGGATCGTCGATATGACGACCGACGATGACTACATCGGCGTTCTGATCGACACGGCGACCGCCTGGTGCGAGGACTACTGCGACCGCACCTTCGCCGACAAGCAATACACCGTGGCGTTCGACGACTTCGTGGATTTGCGGATTGGGCTTCCGCGCCCGCCCGTCCGCCTGAACGCGACGGCCGCGAGCGCCACGGTGACTATTTCCTACGTGGACCAGGGGGGCACCACGCAAACACTGACGTGGGCGCAGTCCGGAACGCAGCAGTTCCGCCTGGACCGCGACCACGTCCCTTCGCTCGTTTACCCGAAGTACTTGGAGAACTGGCCGAGCGTGCGGCTCGACGACAAGGCCGTTCAGGTGACATACCTCGCCGGCTACGGTGGATCGGCGAACGTGCCGACGCCGGCGAAGCATGCGATCAAGATGTTGGTGGGTCACTGGTACGCGAACCGGGAAGCCGTGGGCAGCGTCGGCCGTGAACTGGAAATGGCCGTATCGGCCCTGCTGGCCAACCTCCGCTGGAGGCAGTACGCATGAGTCTCGAGGGACGGATCGCGATCGACGTGGGCTTCACGGATTCGGCGACGAGCACAGCGGTGCAGAGCGTCCAGCGGATCGCGTTGACGAGCACGGACGCCTACACGGCTGGCAAGGTGGTGGTTGTCGCTGGCACCTGCGGCACGGCCTCTGTGGCGATTGCTGTGGCCCCCAGCACGTACCGGGACGCGGACGGATCGCTCGTGACGCTCGCGACAGTGGACCGGTTCGCCTTCGCTGCCTCGGCTGCGGCCCGCTGTGCTGAGGCGTCCGGGTCGGGGGCGGCGATCAGTTCCGCGAGCCGTGTTGCGTTGTCGGATGCCCGTGGCGGCGGCACGGCGGGCTTCAACGTCTCGGCGTACTCGGGGACGGCGAGCTTTACGCTGGTGGTCGTTGGCACATGAAGACGGGCACGCTCAACCGGCTGGCGACGATCCAGACTCCGACGGAGTCGGCCAACGCCATCGGCGAGCCGATCCTGTCGTGGGCGACGTTCGCGACTCGCTGGGTTGGCATTATGCCGCTGTCGGGATCAGAGAGCGTGTCCGCCATGGCGACCGGTTCCGACGTGACCCACAAGGTGATGCTGCACTACACGCCGGGGCTCAAGGCCAAGATGCGGATCGTCTGCGAAAGCCGCACGTTTGAGATCACTAGCGTGGTCGAGCGCGGCTACCGGGCTGAGCACGAACTACTGGTGGCAGAGGTGACGGACTAATGGCCTTCCAAGTCAGTGCCAGCGCATCGGACATCCAAGACGTTCTCAAGCGTTTTGATGGGCTGCGGATTGGCGTCCAGAAAAAGTACCTGGGGGCGAGCGTCAAGAAGGTGACGAAGCCGTACATCCCCGAGGTGAAAGCCCTGGTTGCCAAGGGTCCGACGGGCAACCTGAAGCGGTCGGTGGGCGTGCTCACTGAGGCCAAGGTCCGCGGCAAGACGCAGACAGCCGTGCTCGGTTTCCGCCGTGGCGAGAAGTTCAAGAAGGGCGGGCTCGGCTACCACGCCTGGTGGATCGAGAACGGCGTGAAGGTCCGCAAGCCGAAGAACGCATCCATGCTGCGGGTGCCCATGACGATGGCCAAGAAGTACCCGTACCTCATGGGCAAGGTGGCCTTGAGCGGGGCGGAAGGGGGCGGGGCTGCCTATTTCCCTGAGGTGGCTGCCGTCCCCGGCACGGGCAAGTTCGGCCAGTGGGCGGACCGCACGCTGCCGCGAATCCGTGAGCAACTCGTTGAGGAACTGGGCCGGTCCGTAGACAAGGCCGTGGCCGAGAACGCCCGCCGCGATGCCAAGGGGAAGTGAGCGATGCCAGCCACGACGTTCATCGACGAATCCCTGCTGCAACTGCTGTCGGTCTCGGCCGACATCGCAGCGTCTGTCGGCTCGCGGATCTACGCCGTGCAGGCTCCGCAGGGGACGACGCTGCCGTGCCTGGTGATCGACCGCCAAGACGCCAGCCGTGGACCGTACATGCACATGCAGGGGATGACCGGGATCACGCGGACGACGTACACGGTGTCGTGTATTTCGACCCGTCTGGTGGACTGCCGCAACCTCGGGCGAGCGGTACGGTCAGCCTTACAATTCAAGCGGACGGCGGCGGTTCGGCTCGTCACGGTCAAGGACGAAAACGACCAGCAAGAGCCAGCGAACCCCGGCGACCAGACGCCCATTTACCGGACGGACCTGACGGTCGAGATCACCCACTCGGAGAGTTGAACATGGCTGCTGACATCGGGCAGGGAACCTACGTTTCGTTCGGCACCGCGCTGCACACCGCGACCGGCTACAAGATCACCGGCGTGAATCACAGCGGCATTGCGAGGGCCGTGGCCGATGCGACGCACATGCAGTCCACGGTCAAGGAGTTCGTGGCCTCGAGCATCTACGACCCCGGCGAAGTCTCGGTCGAGGTGCTGCACGACCCTGCCGTCAAGCCCGTCGCCGACCTGGCGAACGTCGCCACCAATCAGGTGGTGAGCGTGTATTGGGCCAACGGTGGCACGGCCGTGACGCTGTGGTCGGCGTTCGGCTACATGACCGGCTACGAGGCTGGTGCCCAGATGGAAGACATGCAGTCGGGCTCCGTGACGATCAAGCTCTCGGGTGCCCTTGGTTGATTGGTGTGACGCAGGGAGGCGCGCATGGCTCTGAGTCGTGATGAGTTCTTCAAGCGGAAGCGTCCGCTGCCGAAGGTGAAGGTGCCGGTGCCCGAACTTGGCGAGGACGCCGAGGTGTGGGTCACCAAGTTCACCAGCCGGATGCGGAACCGTTTCGAGGAGATCGCCACCGGCGGCAAGGTCGGCGGGTCGGTCAACCTGAAGAACGTGTCCGCGAAGGTCGTGGCTTTGTCGTGCGTGGACGACGACGGCAAGGCGTTGTTCACCGAGGCGGACGAGGAGCGGATTGGCGAGTTCGACGCCGACGCCGTGCAGCGGATCGTCGATGCGGTGTTCAAGTTGAACGGGCTCGGTGCGAATCCGGTGGAGGAAGCGGCGGGAAAATAGAGCGCCAGCCGGTCCTGCAGTTCCTCTACCGGCTGGCCTTGAAGCTGGGCATCTGGAACGTCGAGGAGCCTGGCGGCCTGGCGGACTCGATGAGCGTCGATCAGTTGTACGCCTGGATGGGCTACTACCAATTGGAACCGTGGGGCGACGAGTGGTTGAGGGACGCGATGGCCATGTCACAGTTCGCGTCCGCCCACCGTTCCAAGGGTTCGCCGCGTCGCCGGCCTGACGACTTCATGCCGGTGCCGAAGCGGACGCAGACGCCTGAGCAGATCGTGGCGGCCTTCCGTGCGATCGGAGGCGGGTGATGGCGAAGAACTTCGGCCGCGTCAACGTCTCGATCACGGCGTCCACGGGCGGACTGACTGCCGGGCTGGCGAGCGCTGGAAAGCAACTGAGCGGCTTCCAGGGTCTCGTGAGCCGGATGACCGGCGGGATGGGCACCGGCTTTGCCAGTGCTGCAATGGGGGTTCTCGGGCTTGGCCGGGGAGCGTCTACGGCGGCGGTTGGCGTGGCGATCCTAAGCGGGGCGATGAAGAGCCTGCTGATTCCGCTGGGCGTCATCGCTGCCCTCACGGCCCCGTTCGTGGCCATCGGCCAGGCAATGGCCTACGCCGAAGGCGTGCAAAACCTATCCACGGAACTGGGCGTGGCAGCGGGGCAACTGCAGGTTCTCCAGCACGCGGCCGGCGAAGTCGGTGTGAGCCAGGAACAACTGACCGGCGGACTGCGTCGCACGGCTCGCATGACGAGCGAACTGGCGTCTGGCACGCCGGCTGCCGTCAAGGCGTTCCAGGGTCTCGGCCTGACGATGCAGGATATGGCGGGTCTCGACACCGCGGCCCAGTTCTCGCTCATCGCTGACCGCATCGCGGCCCTGCCGCCTGAGATGCAGGCCGCAGCGGCGATCGACATCTTCGGCCGGTCCGGGCAGGGGATGCTGAACTTCCTGCGGCAAGGCGGCGACGGCATCCGCGAGATGGACACGCTGCTCACGAACCTTGGCGTGAAGATGAGCGGCGAGCAGACGGCAGCCATCGAAGGGATGGGCGACGCGCTCGGCCGACTGATCCTGCCGGTCAAGGGGTTCATTCTGCAGTTCACGGCCGGCATTGCGCCGGCGATCACCGCCGTGTCCAATCTGATCGTCGGGTTTTTCTCGGAGAACACGAAGGGCTGGAGTCTGGCATCTAGTGCGGCCACGGTGTTCACCGGCGTACTGCGTGGCGTGGTGGGTGCATTTACGGTCCTGTACGGCGTGTTTCAGGTGATCTTCGCCATCAACGCCAAACTGAGCCAAGCGTTTAGTGCTGTGTTCTCGGTGATCCTTTCTGGCGTTCAAAGCCTAGCGAGGTCGCTGGCTCAGTTGGCCGAGGCTGCTGGGTTCACGGACCTTGCC